GGTGTAGACGTTTCCGTACTGACCGAAGATGGAACGACAATTCCCTTGCCAATCGGAACTTATAAAACTGAGGACGGATTGACTTTCAGAATTGAAGAAGAAGGTGTAGTTGCTGAAGTAATGGAAAGTGAAACGGAAGAAAAAGAAGAAGCTTCTGAAGAAGTTGAAGCTGCTGAAGTAGATGCTGCTGAAATTGGAGATTGGGAAAAATTAGAGGAAAGAATCCAGAACCTAGAGGACGCTGTTGCTGATCTTAAAGAGTCTAAAGAAGGTGGTGATGATGATGTTGAAGAAATGACTGAAGAAGTAGCTGAGCCTTCTGTAAACCCTAAGTCTATTAAGACTACTGAGGTTAAAGAATTTTCTATTGAAGAATTAAAAGAAGAAAATGAAAAACTTAAAACGGAATTAGCAGAGTCACCTGCTGAAGCTCCTTTAAACACAAACAAATTTAGTTCAGAAAGAGCAACTCCTTCTAAGCAAGATTTTAAAAGAATGACTAAGCAGGAAAAGTTCTTATACGAACTATACAAATAAAAAATAATAATTTAAAAAAACAAAACTATGGCAATTACAGTAGCTTCAAACTTTGCAGGTAAGGCAGCAGGATTTTATATCAGCGCCGCTTTAAAAGCATCAAACTCGTTAGACTATCTAACAATGATAGAAAACGTGAAATTCAAATCTAATATCCAGGCTTTAAATCAAACCGTTAATTCGGTTGTGGATGCAACATGCGACTTTACAGCAGCAGGAACTTTAGCTTTAACAGAAAAAGTATTAGAACCTAAGAACCTTCAAGTAAATATGGACATTTGCAAGGAAACTCTTTTATCTTCTTGGGAAGCGTTACAAATGAGAGCAGGAGCAGGTGCTCCACCTCCAGCATCTTTTGATGACTATGTTATTTCTTACATGGGTGAAATCATTGCTGAAGCAACTGAGAACTCTATTTGGGATGGAACTGCTGTAGCAGGACAATTTAATGGATTCAATGGAGCTGTAACAGGTTTACTTTTACCAGCAGTTGATGCTACTGTTGTTCAAGATGCTGCATCTGCTGCTTATTCTGCTACAAACATCATTGTTAATTTACAAGCTGCTGTTGCTGCTATTCCTGTTGCTGCATTAGGAAAAGAAGATTTACATATCTATATGAACCAAAGAACTTACCAATACTACATTAGTGCAGTATCTACTTTAGGTTATGTTAATGCTTACAATATGAATGGAGATTATGTACCAATGTTTGAAGGGTACAAAATTGCAGTTTGTAATGGAATGACTACAAACGAAATTGTAATAGCTCAGAAGTCAAACTTGTTCTTCGGAACGGATCTTTTAAGTGACGCTACACGTATTAACTTAATGGATATGAGCACTTTAGACGGAAGCGATAATATTCGTATGGTAGCTCGTTATTCAGCAGGTGTTCAAACAGGAACAGGAGCTGATATTGTAAGACAATCATAATAACAAAAATAACGGGAGTGTGTAAAAGCACTCCCTTAATTAAAAACATAAAATAACATGGCGTGCGGATTACTTAGTAAAGGGCGTGGATTGGACTGCAATCGTATATCAGGAGGCGTGAAGTACATTTACTTCGGGGTGTATGACCAGTTTGATGCACCAATAGACGGAACAGGAATTGTAGTAGTAAATTCAGAAATAACAGATATTGAAATGGGAACAAATACTCTTTACAGATATACTGTTCCAAGAGGTTCAACAACAATAAATGAAACAATAACAGGAAGTACTGAGAACGGAACTTTGTTCTACACACCAACTGTTTCAATGATACTTAACAGATTAACAAAAGAGGATCAGAACGAAATTAAACTCTTAGGTCAAACTCAGGTGGTTTGTTTTGCTCAATTAAATGCAACTCTGACTAACGGACATGATGTAATAGTTGGAATGGGAGTAACTAATGCAATGTCTTTAAATGCAGGTACAGCAGATTCTGGGGCTGGATTTGGAGATAGAAATGGTTACACTCTTACCTTTGATGGACTCGAGTCAGATCCTTTCCCAATGGTCGCGGATTTCACGACAATTCCGTTCGATAATACAGCATTCACAATGGGAACTATCGTAGAATCTTAATTAGTAGTTTTTCATATATTCTTTGATTAGGGTGGCTTTATTGCCACCTTTTTCTTTGATAAGCAAATAAATAAGAGCTTTTTCTATTATATATTATATGATACAAGCAATAAGAGAAACTAATTTTGATGCCTTTATAGAAACTAAGGCAAATAGAATAGGTACACAGACTGGAGCTAAGACAAGGCACTTAGTGAAATTCATAAATGACTTAGATGGTGCTGTATTTTATGCTTACCCTACGGTAGAGAACATCTTTGATAGATATACTAGTATGGCTTTTATTTATAGCATAGCCACTAACAGATATACAGGAAAGATAAACTTAAAACCAGCAGGTTATTATAAGTACGAAGTATATGAAGTTAGTTGGGTTGAAACACCCGATTTGACAAGTGCAACAGCTCCAGCAACAGAAAAAGATGTCCTTCGTGTATTTGATTTTAATGGAGTAGTAGAAGGACTTGTAGCTATTGGAAAACTATACTTATCAGAAAAAGCAGGTGATGAGGAAGTACAATATATTCAAAATGCAAAAAGAGTACAGACCTTAACTATTCAAGATGGTGGCACAGGTTATGCAACTGCACCGACTGTAACAATAGCAGCTCCTGGAATGAATGGAGGACATCAAGCAACAGCAACCTGTACTATCTCAGGAGGTGTTGTTGATACTGCAAAAATTACCTATGCTGGTAGTGGATATGAAACAAATCCAATAGTAACTTTAACAGGTGGAGGATTTACTGCTGCTGCTAATATAACAGCAAGTATAAAACAAACGAATTATATATATTACGGACAATAAAAAATAAAATTTTAAAACAAAAAAAATGGCAATAGAAAACGTACAACAGCTCTTAACTGAGCAATTAGGGAAAAACAGATGTGATGTAGTAACGACAACAGCTATGACTGGAAAAGACTACTATGCAATCCACTTTCCTTTAGAATCAGTAGTAAGTGAAATAACGGCAGCTAATGTAACGACAGCAACAGGTTCTACGATAATTAGCCTTAAAACTACTTATCCTGCTGGAACGACCTTATTTTTAAATGTAAATACTCTGACTTTGACAAGTGGATTAGCGATTTGCTATTATGACCAAGTAATATAATGTTAGCACTTAAATTAGGGTTAAGTTTAGTTTCTTCTAATAGTCCAGGAGGGTGGTCGCCTGATGATGAATCAAGTCTTGTGGCTTGGTATCAGAATCAAGTAGGCATAACTCTTAATGGCTCTGATGTTAGTCATTGGGCAGATAGTTCTAGTAACAGCTATGATATGATACAAACAGATGTAGTTACTGAACAACCTGCTTACTCTGGAGGGGTTTTAACTTTTGTAAGTGCTAATTTAGAAAACCTACAAACGAGTGGTACTCAAATTTCTTTAACTGATGATTTTACTTTAGGGTTTAGGATAAACACTTCTACCACTAATGGAGCTTTCTTGGCAGATAACACAAGTGCTAATGAATTTTTCAAATATACAACAGCTTCAAGAATATCTTTCAAAATAGCGGGTTCTGCTGCTAATAACTTAGACTTAGATTCAGGAACTTTTGGTGATGACTACTTAGTAATTACTAGACTTTCTGATGTCTTGACTTTATGGAAAAACGGTGTTGCACAAACAGTAACCAAGACTGTATCAGGGACTTCATTAATTGATGTTATAGGGTTGAGGAGAACAGACCTTAATGGGTTTGATGGAACAATAAAAGAGATACAAATATATAGCAGTTCTTCAGCTGACTTGACAGCTAATATAAACGATAGACTTTCAACTTTATAAAATGGAAAATATAATATCAGTAAATTTAAGCACAACAACAGCTCCAGTAGTATCTGAATCTCGTTCAAAACACTGGGTGGATTATGGAACAGAAGATTGGGCGAACCTCTATCCACAGTTTTTAATTGACCTCTATTATAATTCTAGTACACAAGCGGCTATTATCAATGCGACTTCGGAGATGATTGCAGCGGAAAATATAGTAATTGAAGATGAAGAAGGAAGAGATTTAGAAGCAGTTGTTAAATTAAAAAAATTCTTTAACTCAGCTAACAGTAGTGAAACACTACAAGAAGTAATTAAAAAAATATCTTTTGACTTTAAGCTACAAGGAGCATTCGCTCTTAACATTGTGTGGAGTCAGGATAGGACTCAAATCGCTGAAATTTACCATATCGGAGTGGACAAGATTAGAGCTGAAAAACCAAACGAACTTGGCAAGGTGGAAGGTTACTATGTTTCAGCAGATTGGTCAGATACTAGAATGAACAAGCCTTATAGAGTTCCTGCCTTTAATACTAATGACAGGACTTCACCTAATCAAATCTTGTACACAGGGCTTTACAGTCCTAACATGAACGCTTATTTTACACCTGATTACCTAGCAGGAAATAACTGGGCGCTTGTAGATCAGCGAGTTGCAGAGTATCACCTCAACAATATCTCTAACGGTTTTACAGGATCTTTTATGATTAGCTTCGCAAATGGAGTACCGACACAAGAGGAACGTAGGCAAATAGAGCAGAGTCTAGCAGCTAAGTTTACGGGAGCTGACAACGCAGGAAAGTTTGTTTTGACGTTCTCAGATGATAAAACTAGAACCCCTGAGATAACAGCAATAACACCTGATTCACTTGATAAACAATTTTTAGCACTTCAAGAGCTTTTGGTTCAAAACATTTTAACCGCTCACAGAATTACGAGTCCAATTCTTGTCGGCATTCGTGGTGATGGGGGTTTCTCAAATAATGCAGATGAACTTTCAACAGCCGCAAATTTTTATATCAATACAGTCGTAAAACCATACCAATCCCATATAATCAAAATACTTAGAAAAATCTTTACAGTAAACAATATGGATATGCCTGTAAGATTTGAACAGCTTAAACCAATAACTACAAGATTTACGAATCAAGATCTTGCTGCGGTGATGACACAAGATGAAATACGTGAGGAGCTTGGATTAGCGCCTCTAAAGGAAGATGTAGTAGTTGATGAGGACTTTACTAAGATGACTGAATATACTGCCTTAGATGCGTTCATAGACGAGTGTGGTGAGGATATGTCAGAAGATTGGGAGTTAGTAGAAGAAGAAGTAGTAGACGGAGAACATCAAGACTTTGACTTTGAAGAAACTTTAAATGAAATAGCAGGGGAAAAGATTGAACTAGCTTCAACAGGTAGAGCTATTCCAAGTCGTAAGTCAGAACAAGATGGTATATCTAAAAAGACTGGTGACTATTTCAGAGTTAGGTACGTTTATTCTAATGATAATTTCTTGACTAACAAGTCAGGAACAAGAAGAAAGTTTTGCCAACAAATGACAGGAGCTA